GTAGATATTGGTCCAGCTGGTGATGCAATGTTTAAGCTATTCCAGGCAATGCCAGAACTTGTAGGCACTGTTGAGGGCTACCGCATGCTGGGTATTGGTATTAGGCAAGCAGAAGAGCTTGTGCAGAAGCGCCAGCAGTTAGGCGCAGCAAGCTTTATGAATAATGGAGGGCAACAGTAATGGCAGGCGTAACTACACCGGTAGTATCACCAAACCCATACGCTAATGCGGATGATCTAGCGGCTTTTTGGCGTACACTCACAGAAGCCGAAGCCAGCCGTGCTGATGATTTGCTGACGCGTGCCAGTAACCGCTTACGGCTCACCGGTGAGCGCGTAGGTGTTGATGTTGATGACAAGGTTAATAACAGCCCTGCATACTTCTCTACTGTCCAATGGGTAGTCATGGAAGCCGCTAAGCGTGCCATGCTTACGCCTATTGATGCGCCACCAGCAAACAGCATCCAGCAGACTGCCGGTCCATACTCTGAGAATATTGTATTTACTAACCCTGCTGGTGATCTGTGGTTTAAGAAGTCAGAGCTGCATGATCTGGGGCTTTACGGCAACCAGACATTAAAAGGCTTAAGTACTAGCCAGCGTGATATATATAGCCCTTATGAAAGCTCATAGCCATGCTAGAATTATTTGCATCTACCACTGCCAGTGATCCGGCAAACAATGTATTTAGCTATTACTTCACTCAGGGCGTGCTAGGCATAACGGTGATAGTATTGATCCTAACGGTCCGCTTTATGTTTACCTACTACAATAAGAAGCTTGATGACAAAGACCTCAAGATTGAAGCGTTGCAAAATGCCCGGCTTGATGACAATAAAACTCATACAGTGGATTACCGTGAGATGGCGAAAAATGACCAGGCGGTACTGTTAGGAGTTGCACAGTCTCAAGAGCTACTTAGTGGTAAAATAGAAGCCGTAAAAGGCAGGCGGTAATATATGAGTTGGTTTAAGCGCAGTAAGAAGCAGGAAGTGCCGCCAGTGGTAATAGCACCACCCCCTACCAGCCGTGTAGAGGTAGAATTACATAAGGATGCCAGTGAAAAAGCCGCGCAAAAAGCTATGATAGTTAATGAACACCTTAAAGACCTATTGGTAGAAAACGGCATAACCCTTAAAATAGCATTAGCGGCTGGCGCACAGATACATCACAAAAAAAGAGCAAGTAGTGCTATAATACAAGCATAAGCAGAGCCACCAGTGAGGTGTGTTGTGCCGCAAACAGTAGACAAAGGTTACATCTATGAATGACTCCAGTAACGTGTCATTTGGTAAGCCAAAAGCCACCGGTGCGCTTTTTGTAGCGCCTGCTGGTACTACACTGCCTACTAACGCCACTGATGAGCTAGATCCAGCTTTTAGCGGCTTAGGCTATGTCAGTGATGAGGGCTTGGTCAATGGTGTAGAGACAGATGTAGAGGATGTGTATGCGTGGGGCGGTGACAACGTGTTGTCAGGTCAAACCACCTACTCTGAAAACTTTACATTTAATCTCATTGAGACCAATTTAGAAGTAGCGAAGTTGTACTACGGTGAGGATAATGTCATTGAAGATGGCGGAAACATCACAATCAAGGCAAACAGCAAGCCGCTGCCAGAGATTGTGTTTGTAGCTGAGCTGGTACTTACCGGCAACCGCGTAAAGCGTGTTGTGGTAGGGCGTGGTCAGATCGCAGATCGCAGTGGCGAAATCACTTATGTAGATGGTGAGCCGGTTGCATATCCAATCAACCTACGCGCTTACCCAGATGCAGACGGTGACACTCACAAAGAGTACATCACTACAATCGCATCATCTTAAGCGGTTTACCAAAGCAAGAGCGCCCGGCACTATGCCGGGTGTTTTTGTTTGTGCTACAATATGCTTACAGTTAAATAAAGGATTGGAGCAATCACAATGGCTGAAAACACAGCAGAGAATAGCACTGTAAAAGAGATTGAAGTAGCAGGCGTAAAATTCACAGTTGATACTGACCGCCTGGATGACGTAGAGTCACTTGAATTCATTGAGCGTATTGAAAACAAAGGGCAGGTTGCTGCCGTATTGCCACTGCTAAAGTTCATCATGGGTGATAAGGCATTTGAAGAGCTTAAGGCTGCATTTATTAAGCAGGATGCAGAAGAGCATAAAGACGTAGAGGGCTATCAGCCACGTATGCGCATGGGCAAGCTTAATGATGTCTACATGGCAATCATTGAGAAATTTGACCCAAAAGGCTAGCGCTCATACAAGTACGCCGTGAGTACTTTGACGAACTAGAAGCGGATTTTCACCAATACTACCACCTAGATATTACGGCTGTTGATCGCAGGAAAGCGGCGCGGTTGCTATTCCAGCTACCGCGTGACAGCCGTGTATTTAGGAAGATTGAGCCAGCCACTGAGTGGGGCTATAATGAGATTTTTCAAAACAAGATGGTGTGGTTACTTGAGACCCTTGTATGGCAGAACTCTACACCATCCAAAAAGGCTGAGCAGGCGCGTCATAAGCTACTTAAACCAGAATTATATACACCTAGCTTTATGAAGAAGAGCAAGCCTAAAGAGGGCATTGCTAAAGACACTGTGGCAGCGGATGTAGAGACCATAAAAGCCATCCTAGATAGACCGCGAAACTAGCAAAAACCACTCCCCTGCTGGCTTTTTTAGGCAAAATATGGCATTGTAGGCAATACAACAATTAACAGGGGTGGTGACCACTCCCCTGCCCTATCAACATTATTTTTACAGCCTGTCAAACACCTTGACGGCTTTTTTTATGGCAAACACATGGCAGAGTAGGGGAGTGCCTAATAGTAACCACCATTACGCGTGAGGTATACTATAAGCATGAGCAAAGATGTGAGCTTCCAACTAGACACTAAAGGCGGTCAGGATGTGCTGACAAAAATGGCAGCGCCGGTCATTAAACAAGCCGCAGATGCCATAGCTGCAAGAGCAAGGGGCATGGCTGGCAGCATGTCCAGCAGTCCGCCTAATATTGTAGTTACTACTCAATTTGGTACGATCCGGCGCGGTACGCGTGCCATAGCTACAATCCGCGCAGACGGTGGCGGTGATGCCCACAAGCAATACATTGGCAATGTGGCTTTGGCTAAAGCGCGTGATGCTGGTCGCGTATAACAGCTTATGGTATAATTTGCCATATAAGTACTACGCCTACGGTTGCGGTAAAACTGGCTTTAAGAAAAGGTAGCAAACCAGCAACACAATGGCAGATTTAGGAACAGCATACGTCAGAGTAGCCCCGAATATGACGGGCATCCAGTCCAAAATAGCGGCTGGATTTAAAGGTAGTGCCGGTCCTGCCACCAAAGCACTAGGTGATGAAGTAGAGAGCAATAGCGGTCCATTCCAGGGCGCATTAAGTAAGCTGGGTGGATTTGCTAAGGGTGCAGGTATTGCTATTGCTGGCGGATTGGCTGCTGGCGCAGTAGGGCTTGCAGCATTAACCGGTAAAGCTCTATTAGCAGGCGCTGAGCTTGAGCAACAGCTTGGCGGTGCGGAAGCAGTATTTGGTCAGTATGCAGACTCAATCAAAAAGACCGCAGAGGATGCCTATAAAAATGCCGGTCTATCACAGCAGGAGTTTTTGCAGGGCGCTAACAAAATGGGGTCACTCTTCCAGGGTGCAGGCTTTAGTGTCCAGCAATCAATGCAAATGTCCAGTGAGTCAATGCAGCGTGCAGCTGACATTGCATCAATCATGGGTATTAGCACCACAGATGCCCTAGAAGCCGTCACCGGTATGGCTAAGGGCAACTTCACCATGATGGATAACCTGGGTGTTGCCATGAATGACACCACCCTAAATGCCTATGCGCTTGAAAAGGGATTAGGTAAGACCACGCAGCAAATGTCTATCCAGGAAAAGGTGGGCTTGGCGCAACAGCTCTTCAAGGAAAAGACCGCAAAGTATGCTGGTAACTATGCCAAAGAAAATGAAACATTATCAGGTAGCCTAAATACCACCAAAAAGGCATTTGATAATCTACTTACTGGTCAGGGTGATGTAAATGACTTTATTGATAGCCTGCTAAACACCATAGAGATAGCAGTACCGCAAATCACAAAGATATTGCCTAAGATCGTAGATGGGCTTGGCGCTGTGCTGACCGCCTTAGTACCTGCCTTACAGCAAGCCCTCCCTACCCTAGTACCAGCGCTTATTAAGGCAGCAACTGATTTAATCCAGGCGCTGGTGAATGCAATGCCTACTGTGGTCAGTGTCCTATTGCAAGCACTGCCAATGCTTATAAACGCATTTATCCAGCTCTTCCTGGCTATTGTTAAGGCTTTGCCGCAAATAGTCACCACAATAGCCAATGCAATGCCTACGATCATCACGGCGCTTGTAGAGGGGCTTACTAACCCAGAAGCATTGCAAGCATTGATCCTGGGTGCAGTAGAGCTACTACTTGCCCTGGTCCGGGCAATCCCTATCATCATCCCTGCCCTTATTGATGCAATACCAATCATCCTAAAGAACCTGATAGCAACACTAACCAGCACTACATTCATTAAGCAAATGATGAATGCCGGTGTGCAAATGCTGCAAGCTACTATCAGCGGTATAGCTAGCATGGCAGGATCAATAGGCAAAGCCGCCTGGAATATCATTAAGATTATTGGTGAAACGCTTGCGCCTAGTAACCTGATCCGCATAGGTAGTGATGTTATTAAGGGTATCTGGGATGGTATCAGTCAAATGGGCAACTGGCTCAAAGACAAGGTAGTAAACTTTGTCAAAGACAAAATCCCTGGTCCAATTAAATCAGCTCTGGGCATCCATTCACCATCAAAGGTTGCTGCTGGGCTAGGTATGGAAGTACCGGCTGGTCTGGCTCAGGGTATATACAAAAAAGCTGGTCTGGTAACCCGTGCGGTAACTGGCATGGCAAATGAAGCTATAAGCAGTCTAGCTGGAGCTACCATGAATGCTGATATTGCAGGTACGTTACGCGCATCTGGTGCAGTGAGCGCAGCACAGCCAGTAATGGCAGGTGCTGGCGGTCCGCAGGTAGTCCAAAACAATAGCATTTATAACCAGGTTGATTTAGACTCAGTAACAAGGGATTTGGCATGGGAAACAAGGCGTTAATATGAATATATCACTAAACAATTTACTAAATCTAAGCTCTTACGCAAATGGCGGTCCATACATCATCAAAGGTGTTAGTGGCTTAGGTATAGCTGATATACGCACTTCTAGCTTCCTATTTAGTGGGCGCTCAGGTGGTCTAGTCACAGATCAATTCTTAGGCTTCCGCATCATTGCCATTACCGGCAAAATAGGGCGCGTAGGCGGTGACCGGCAACAGCATCAAGCTGACCGCAGTGCAATGGTAGCTGCTTTGCCTATTGGTACTGTAATACCGGTGTATATTACTACATTTAGCGGTGATACCTACCGTATTGATTGTAATGTCACTGATGTAAAGATGGAGTATACCCAGGGCGGCTATATGAGTGACTTTTTAATCCAGCTAACCGCAGGTGACCCATTATTTTACTCAACTGATGGCGGTGATGAGCAGACTGCAACTGTTACGCTGCAAGCCGCTACTGGTGGCTATGAGACACCGTATGATCTGCCAGTGGATTGGCTACCAGGTGCAACACCTAGCACTGTGCTTAACTCTGGTACTGCTACAATCTTCCCTGTTATTGAGCTTAAGGATGAAGCCCACAATCCGCGCATTACAAATGAGACTACTGGTGAAACATTTGCCCTAGACATAAGCATTGAGGATGGTGATGTCATTACCATAGATATGGCAAACCGTACCGTAACACTTAACGGTAGCAATATCATGGGTAACCGCACAGATGACTCTACCTGGTGGGGTCTGACTCCTGGTAACAACTCTATTGTGCTAACAAGTGTAACAAGTGATGACCATGTATATGCTGATCTGACATGGCGT